TTCGGCAAGGATGTCAAGATGGCGGAGAAGTTCCTGATGGACGCTTACCGCGAGTTCGATGAAGCCGTGGGCGTGGACGAGGGCGAAGGCAACCGCGAGATAGAGGTGTCGACTGACTTTATCGACGTGCGGAATGGTGGTTATGGCAATTACTGATGGCGTTCAATGTTTCCAGAATTAACTTTGCGCTCAATGTCGGCGAAGTCTCCCCCCGTTTCGAGGCACGCCAGGACAAGACCGAGAAGTATTCCTCCGCCTGCCGTATCCTCAGAAACTGGCTTCCCGTCACCATGGGTGGTGTCAAGCGGCGTGAAGGATTTGCCTATAGCGCCAAGGCTAAATATAGCGGGCTGGAGAATGCCGATGTCAGACTTATAGACTTCCGCTTCTCGTCGACTCAAGCCTACATGCTGGAGTTTGGCGACTTCTATGTGCGCTTCTTCAAGGACGGCGTTCCGCTCATGGACCCGGTTAACCCGGCGATACCCCATGAGCTAGTCACACCGTTCGGCATTGCCGACCTTGACCTTATCAAGATAGGCAGCTTTCAATCCGCCGATGTCATGTATATCTGCACCGGCATCTACCCGGTGCAAAAGCTCGCCAGAATAGCAGTATCGCCAGATGAGTTCACCCTAAGCGCGGTATCCTTTAATCCGCCGGCGACTCACGCCGATACGCCGCTAGGCACCGAGATAGGCAGCGGTACCTTGACTCTTTCGGCTGTCACCGGCGACGGTATCAACATCACGGCGGCGAATGCGTGCTGGCTTGACGGCGACGTAGGGCGCACTCTAGTAAGCGGCGCGGGGCGGGCGGTTATTACTACTTTCACTTCTGCCAACATCCTAGTTGCCGATGTCGTCAGCGATTTTGTCAGTACCACGATTTTAGAGGACGAATGGCACTTTGAGGGCTTTGGCGCCATAGCCGTAGACCCTACCAATCGGCTTGCCGGTCAAGGCGTGGGGCTTGACGCCGGCAATAACATTTTCCGCGCTACCGATGTCGACAAATACATGACGATTTACGGCGGGCTGATAAAGCTGACCGCCTACATCAATGGCGCTAAGATGAATGGCATCATCCTGAATACGCTTATTGACGTGCCTAACGATCCGGCCAGCGGCTTACCGTATGGCGACCCGCCAAGCACTACGGTATGGGGCATCGAGCATGAGTCATGGACCGATATTCTCGGCTATCCGGTATGCGGTTGTTTCTTTCAGTCGCGCATGTGGCTCTGCAAGGGAATGACCATCAACGGCAGCGTGACCGGCGACTTCGAGAACTTCTCCAAGGGCGCCAATGCCGACGACGCTATTCAGCGCACCATTGACGACGACCAGGTAAACCCTATTCGCTGGATAAAGGCGGTGCGCTCGCTCCAGGTAGGCACAGGTGGCAGCGCGTATGAGGTAACGGCATCGACCCCCGGTAAGGCGCTATCGCCGTCCGACTTCAACGTGTTGCCTATCAGCAGCCGCGGCAGCGCCAATATCCCGCCTACCCGCATCGGCGGGCAGCTTATTCATGTCCAGTTTGGACAGAAGAAGATACGGGAACTGGTCTTTGATTTCGTAACCGACAAGTTCAGGTCACCTTCGCTTGTAATGTTGGCAGAGCACTTGACCGAAAATAAATTCCTGATGGACGTGGCTTTCCAGCAGGAACCAGACTCTATTGTTTGGCTGGTACGAAACGACGGGATGCTTCTGGCGCTAACGTACCAAGAGGACGAGAACGTCATTGCATGGTCGACGCATCCCACTACCGGCGAAGTGACCAGTGTTGCCTGCATACCCCGACCAACTACCGGCAAGGACTGGCTTTGGGCCAGTATCGAGCGCGATATAAACGGCGTGACCGAAACCTTTATCGAGCACATGGAGCCGGATGCCGCCGTCAATCGCGAGTGGGCTAGTTTGCAAACCGACTGCGCCAGTCTCGCCGTGCCGGATGCTAACCTACTCATTACCGGCGCTGACCACCTAGAGGGCGCCACAGTTAGGGTAATAGGCGACGGTATGCTATTCAGCGATGCCGTGGTGACGGGTGGGCAGTTCACCCTGGAGCCGGCGATAGCCGTGGCTCAAGTAGAGTACGGGCTTGACTATGAGTCCGAAGGACTGACATGCGAGCCATTTATACCCCCCGAGCAGGGCGGCATGTTCATGTGCCGGCGCTGGAAAGCGTTGGGGATGCGCGTGCGTAGGGCTGGACCCGGACTGACGCTCAACGTGGACGATAGCGCCGATGTCGGCTTGGCGATCCTCAGACCGGATCACCCCATGGACGCGGCTATCCCGCTCCAAGAGGGTAAGCTCTGCACCGAGCAGACCAATTATAATCCATTCTGCCGGGTGTCATTCAAGCAGACTTTGCCATTCCCCGCCGAGGTGATGAATATCGTCGGCGACTTGGAGATAGGCACGGAATGGTGCTGTGAAACGGTGGACGAGAATCCCGATTTTGAGCTACTCGACTTGGGCGGTGGCGGCGCAGAGCCGGAGGTTTGCAATGACCTGACATTTCGGGGGCAGCAGAGCATTATTAACACGGTGGCATTCGACCAAGAAGCCACGTTTGGCGGCGGCAATTTGCGCACGTCATGGGGGTATATCAGCGACGGCGAGTTGTGGAGTCTCATAGGGCAAGCCGGATGCGACGGTGGCAATATGGCATATACCGCCACTTGCGTGCAGATCAACCACTACGTCGATGACGTGCCAACGCTAGATTCTGGCGCGGCACCGAGTATGCCAGATGCGGCGGCGCCGTTTAGCAACGCCATGGTGGGAACCTCCGATGTGCCGGTATGGGTCGGCAATTCAAACGCTTACGGTGGGCTGCGAATCTACTACGACAACGGCATAAATTATGTTGAGTACGCGACACCCTCTGTCAACGGTGGTGGGCGGACCGTGGCGACGTACCTTGTCGACGGTAATGAAGTATGGACCATCAACGGTGGTGGTATGGACGGCGGTCCTCCGCAAACCGAGTTGAGTAGATTCAATAAAGCGACGGGGGTAAAACTTAACGCTTACTATCCATTCAACAATGACGAAGTGTTGGTGTTTAACCTGCAATGCACCACAGATTATTTGTATTGTTGCGGTACGACCAGTGGAGTCACAAGGCTTTACAAGATCAACCGCACTACTGGCGCGTTAGTTGAGTCGCTCATAATTACCTCTTTGGAGGTGGTATGGTTGGCGGTGGCAAACGACGCACTTATTTATCTCTTTGCTCCTGGCATTCCGGCAGTCGTTTACTACATCAAGAACTTCAGCGAGATCGTCTACGTCGGGCAAATGTCAGGCGCAGGTTTTAGTCCGTCCGGTTCTGGCACGGCAATCTGGAATAACGGGACCCTGTATTTTGGCGCCGATGGCGATTCGGGATTCACGACCGATGTGCACAAGGTAGCAATCGCCTGTCCTACTGATTTGACGGCTCCCATCCTTGCCTCGGTGCTGACCGATCCAACCGTGGTTGCCGGGGCTGATATTACCGTCGATTGGGTCAGCGTGCTTGAGCCAAACGCCAGCGATAAGATTTACATATTCACCGAACCGGCGGCGGGTGTTTATGGGTGGACTGATGGCGAAGTGGCGGTGACGAATCAGCTTATCACGTCGGCGATCGGCACCGGCACGATGGACATTACCATTCCCGGCGGCACGACACCGGGCAGCTACGTCGCCATCTACGTTACGAGTAACAATAAATGGGTGGTGACTAGCGCGCCTTTCACGGTGACATGATGAGAGTATGCTCGAATTGTAAGAAGCTAGGCGTAGTCGAAGTGAGGGGCTGAAAGGGTAAGAAGTATAGACGCTGCAAGTTTTGCGGCACAACCAAGGTGATTATACGAAGCTAGAACTAATACCATTCCGCGCCGCTCATTTATTCGACATCGTGCCCGATGCCGACGAGGAGCTTTACCGTATGGCATGGCGGGCGCAGGAAAGCGGAGTCGGCTACACCGTTTACCTGCACGGCATGGCGATTGGCGCCGCAGGCTTGTCGGTGCAACGACCGGGCATAGGCGAGGCATGGACTTACTTCACCCCGTTACTCAGGCGCGTTTACCCGCTGACCATGCACCGGCTGGTAAGGCAGTTACTCGACAAGCACTCGGCAAAGCTGGAAGAAGTCTACGCCGCTTGTAAACCCGAGAATGAGCGATGGCTTGTGGCGCTAGGCTTTAAGTATGTGAAACCAGACGAATGCAAATATCCCGAAGTGTTTAAGAAACTTACGCCGGATATGAAGCTAATGGTGAGGCAGACATGACTGGCATATTGGAGTTTTTCGGCTATGAGGCTGGCGCTTCGGCAGCGGCTTCATCGGCTGCATCCTCGGCGGCTACTTCAGCAGCAACCATGGCGGCAGAGAACGCTGCACTGGCTCAAGCTGGCTCAACGGCGGGGTCAGTAACAGCGGCGGGGCAATCGGCAGCGGCAGCACAAACAGCAGGCATCACCGCAGGCCAGGCACTCCAATACGCCTACCAGGGCGCTACCCTACTCCAAGGCGTGAGCGGCTACGCTTCCGGCAATACCAACGCTGCCTATCTGAAAGAAGCTGGTAGGCAAGCCAAGATGGTAGGCGCCGCCAACAAGAACCTATCGGATGCCAGGGGGCGCGCTCAACTTGGCGAGATACGCGCACAGGTGGGAGCGCAGGGCACGACCTTCTCCGGCTCGCCCATGTTGGTCTATTTGGACAGCGTTAAAAACGCGGCTATCGAGTCGCAAATGGAATATTACAAAGGCGAGATAGGCGCCACCGGCTACAAAGAGCAGGCAAGGGTGGCAAGACGCGGCGGTGAATCTGACCTTTGGAGCGGCATTATCGGTGCGTCGGCACCGGCTATGAAAAGTCTAGGATCGAGGTTACTCGCATGATTCAGTCTGCTTTCACTCCCGACTACTACGTCGGCACCGGCTTACTGACTGACTACGCCTTCACGTTTAGGATACTCAGGAAAGCCGACATACTGGTACAGACCAAGACCAGCGGCGGCACCGTCACTGACTTGGTACTCGATACCGACTACACCATTGCCAACGCCTATGTGAATAACCCGGCGGGCGGGCAGCTAGTCCTGGCGACAGCCTTGGAAAGCGGCACGGAGTTGTTTCTCACCCGGCAGACCGCCTTGACTCAGCTAGTCCATCTCGAAGAAGGGGCGCCGATACCATCATCGGTATTCGAGGAAGTATTCGACCGGCTTACCATGATGGCCCAGGAATTGACGTACTTAGCGCGTAAGGCGCTTCACTTCCCGACGACTTCAACCGTGGTCGACATCACTGTGGAAGACCCCGAGGCTGGACAGATACTCAGGTGGAATACCGCTGAAACCATGGTCACAAACGTCTTGGCTTCAGCCTTGGCAATAACTCATACCGTGGTCGATGTGGTCTTAGCGCCGGCTGATATTTCAGCGGTGGTGACGCATGGACTCAATGACAGTAACGCCAAGATTATCGGTTTTAGCTCGACGTTTCACACGGCGTTTAAGGTGGTCAGTCAAACGGCCAATGACATTACCGTTGGCTTGACCGACGAGGCGCCGGCGGCTGGCGGTACTCTGACCTTTGAGGTTGCAATCTAGGGAGGATACGGTCATCGCCGATCTACCGAGAATTTACGCGACTCCTAATATCCCGTTCTCCGGGCCGATGGCTAGGACTACGCCGGATGACTTCGGCGCGGGGGTGTGGGGTACGCTTGCCCGCGTCACCGAAGGGATGCGCCAGAAGCAGCTACCGATTGAAGCGGCACAGATGGAGTCGCAGTACAACATCGCCGTAAACGACTTGAAGAATAAAGTCATGGCGGAGAATGCCGACCCGCTTACCTGGCGCTCCACATTTCAAGCCGAAGAAGCGGCGCTGCGCAAGCAGATGTCCGATGGTATCCAAGACAAGGAAATTCAAAGCGTCTTTAACTTCCAGTCGGCGCGTAGCTACGACAACCATATCATCGACATCAGCACAGCGGGAATAAAGGCAAGCCATAACCGCCAACAGATAGGCGTCAAGGCAGAGTTGAAAGACATCGCCATACAGTACGGCGGGGCGCAGACCAATAAAGAGCAAGCCGAGTTGATGGCGAAGGCTAGCGGTCTGCTGTTAAGCGCGTCGACTCCGCTCGATGCCGGCGGGCAGCCTATCCCGTCCACTTACACACGTGAGGAAGCGGTGGCGATGCACCAGGAGTTTTTAAGGGATGCCGACAAAGAGCGGGTAAGCTGGATGGCTGAGCGCACGCCGGCGCAACTTATTGAGGCTCTTAAAGACCCCAAGCAATTCCCGACACTAGACGCCTCGGCGCGTAACACTGCCAGGGGAAGGGCGCAAGAGTCAATGAACTTGATGCGCATTGGCGCGGAGCGGGCGGAACAGCAGCGCATTGACAATCTCAACAGGGACATCATCGTTGCCAGCGCGGCGGATAACGTCAACCTGTTTGCCTTGCGCGAGACGGTATTCAAGAACGCCGGGGCGTTAGACTTCAAGTCACTTAACCATTGGAAAACCGTATTCGACTCGGCAATTAAGGCGCAGCAGAGCGGCGAGGACTCGCCATTCTTCAAGTCTCAAGGCGACGTGCTTGCCCATGTAATGAAGGGTGTCTTGGAGGCACCGGAGAAGTGGAGCACCACGGATATTACTCAGTATATTGGCAGGGGATTATCGGCAAAGGATGCCGAGTCTATTGAGGGGTTGCGCGAGCGGCGGTTAAAAGAAGGCGGCGATGGTCGCATGACGCCAATGGCGCAAGCGCGGTCATCATGGGATGAGCAGCGCAAAATGGGCGCGTTTCTCAATGCCGAGGAATTAGTAATCTTTAGAAACAAGGACAAGGACCAGATAGGTCAAGCGGCGATGGTTGCCGAGAATGACCGGCGAGCGCAAGCTGTACTAGATAGAATGGTACTGGCAGAGAAGAACAAAATAGACCCGCGCAAAGCGTTACAGACCGAGATGCAGCCGTTTTACAATGAGACTGTCACGACATGGGGACAGAGATGGATGCCGTTTAGTGGTGTTGGTATGTTCGAGTACACCCGACCCAAGACACCGCAAGAGATACGCGATGCGCAAGGCCGCGCATTCACCGGTCAAGACCCCACCAAGCCAGGACCACCTGGGCCGGGGGCTAAGACGCTTACCGTTCCCGACTTGGCCGTCTTGGTGCCGAAGGTCAAGCAGTTTTTTAAGTCTACGTTCAATAAGGAGTTGCCGGTAAGCGCACAAGGGCAGAGCGGCACGCACGACAAATTGAAATTCGACCATACGCGCTCAATGGATGTTTCCCTAAGTCCAACGACTAAAGAGGGCCAGGTACTAATGGCATGGCTCGACACTCAAGGGATACCGTTCATTGCATACGATAGGGCGGTGCCTGGGCAATCCACCGGACCGCATATTCATATCGGTAATCCGTCGCCACGGGCAAGGTAATGGAAAACACGCCTTTACAACAAATTGACCTAAGCACCGTCTTTAACGACGGCGACAGTAATCCTAGCGCATGGACCGGGCAGCGTGCGCAACCGCGTTTCCCTATTCTTGAGATGAATCAACCATCGCCAGCAGTCGACGCGCCGCCGATGGTGTTGGGCGATTGGGAGAAAATCAAGAGAGCGAAGGCTATATCAGCGACATTCGACCTCCCGTTTGGCATGGCCTATGACGGTGAGGAAACATTCACCGCCGAGTTGAACAAGCAGAATCCAAGTTGGACCAGCGAGATAGGCAAGTCCATTATGCGCAGCACCGGGAACCAGTATACAAATCTCGGTCATGCGATGGAGTTGATAGGCTACAGCAAAGAGCAAGCCGATGTATACCGTATCTACGGGCGCCAGCTTGCCAACTCCTATAATCCAACAGTGGCGGTGAACGATGTTACATGGAAGCGTTTCATATCGCCGGAATGGTTATCGACGGTAGCCGTCGAGGGTGTCACATCGTCATTATCGCTTGTACCAGCAGCCATTGTTGCCGGGTATGCAGGCTTAACCACTGCCGGTGCCTTGGGTTTGGGGATGTTTGGCAAAATAGTGTTGACGGGGTTATTCGGCGGTCTAATTACGGGACCGATTGAAGCAGCTTTCGAGGCGGGTCAGACCGTGGAGGAAGCGCGGCGCAAGGGACTACCGGAAGATGAAGTGCAGCGCCAGGCTGAATATGTTTTCAACAACAACTTGAAACTACTTATCGGTTCAAACGCCGCGCAAATCGGTGCAATGATAACGCCGATGGGCAAGATGATAAGCGCGGTTGCCCCGACCGTCATGGCGCAAAGGATAGCAGCATCCTCGATAGTCCGTAGCGCGTTAGGCGCGGCAAAGATAGGCGCAGCTGGAGCTATTGAACCGGGTGAAGAAGCCACGCAGACAGCCTTTCAACAGGTCGCCGCCGAGGGTGGCACGGTCATGGACAAGCTGAGGCGTTTCAACCCGGAGATGCAGGACGCGGTAGTGCTGGCAACCGTCATGGGCTTAGGAATGCAGGGCGCCGGCAGCGTGTTTACCGGCGTGACCGATAGGGTTGTCGACACCATGAAGGAAGGATTACGCGCCGAGTATGACGCGCAGGTGCAAGCCGGGTTGACTGCCGGCATGGATGAGCATGATGCTACGGTCAGTGCGTTAGACACCATCGCCGCCACACCCGAGGGCGAAGCGCATATAGACCAAGTGACCAAGGAAATGAAAGACTTGGCCGAGGGCAAGCCACCGCCGCAACCGACACAAGAGGAAATTCAAAAAGCGGTAGACGACTACATTGCCGAGCAAGAAGATGTTGCCGACATTATCCCGCAGGGCGATATTGACGCGCTGGTAAACGAGCAGACCATGGAGGCGGTTGCCAGCGGTGCCACTTCGGTTGATGAGTTACTAAGCGATGAGCCGACGATAACGGTAGAGGAAACGGCACCAGTACAAAACTTCATTATCTCCGAAGAAACCTACCAAGCCGCATTGGCATCCCTCAAGGAAAAGACTACCGGCTTACACGCTGGCGTTGATCCATTTGTATTGGGCGACCTTGTAAAGATAGGCGCATATCATATCGAGCGCGGCATCCGCACTTTTGCCGAGTGGTCCAATGCCATGATTGACCGCTTCGGTGAGTGGGTTAAGCCTCACCTAGATAACATATGGAACCAGTCTATCGACATGGTGGGCGCCGGTATACCGTCCGGTGTCGACCTGGGCGAAGAAGCATTGGCGGAGACAAAGGCAGTCGAAGGCGCCAAGATGCCGGCCAAGGATGTCAAGGCGCAGGTCAGACTCACCACCGGGCAGAAGCGCATTGTCAAAACTATCCGTGAGGACGAGGCGTTGCACGGCGCAATGAAGATGGCAGAGCGCATGGCTAAAGAAGCCTATGCCGCGGGTAACAAAGATGGCGTCAAGGCGGCGATGGCTGACATGCAAGAGATTGTCATCAAGGCCAAGGTGAAAGCCGAAGGGTTTGGTTTTAGAGAAGGATTCAAGCTAGGCGAGCGTTTGACTAACCGCGAGTTGACGGTTGCCTATAAAGCCAAGGAAGAAGAACGGCTTGCCACCGCCAAGGCTCTTATCAAGATGATCCATGAGTCCGATATTCCCGCCACCATGAAGGGCAAGTATCTCGAAGCGTTGGCCGGCAAACTCACCCATAAGCGCGTCAACGACATCATGGACCGTATCGACGCGGCTAGTGAACTCGCTACCCGCCAGGAAATAGTCGACGACTTGGTTAACTTTAAGTCGCACATGGGGAGAATAGACGTTGACTACCAAAAGCGCATCACCGAGTTACTAGAGGACATCAACCTAAAGAAGATAGGGCCAAAGACCCGCGAGCGGTTGTTATCGCTGGCGGCATTCGCTGAGAGAAACGGGATGCCGTCCGGTGTGAGTCCGAAGATGCTGGCCGACATTGAACGGCTGGAGATGCGCCAGCCCGAGGATATGAGTATCCAGGACTTGAAAGACTTGCGCGACATGGCCGAGCATCTATTCGAGCTAGGCAAACTCAAGCGTAAGTTATGGACCAAGTATAACCAACGTATGCGCGAGAAGGCGATAGCCGAAGCCGTGGCATCGACTCACAACCTTGACGCCGCCACCTCCGGCAAAGAGGGCATGTGGCAAGCGACCAAGGGCGGGATGCTGACAGGCTATTTGAATATTTTGTCGCCAATGCGTGTTGGTAGGCTTGTCGACGGCTCTAAAGCCGAACGGGGTTGGAACTATCTGGCAGTCAGGCAAATGGTGGCGAAGGCAACCGAGGCGGAATGGCAGCACCATGCGCGTCTTGCTGAAGTCATGGAAGAAGCCGACCGTCTAGGTTTTAAGACCATGGACTTGAGCGATGAGAACCTTGGCAGGATAGTCGCCAATATCCGTATCCTCGAAGGCTCGCCTATGGCAGCGCAAACTATTATGGAAAGGTTTGGCTGGACCTCGTTGGCGCCACTGACACAGCAGGAAATGCGCTTAGTCGAAGCGTTGGAGAAAAGCACCAACGAGCGTGTCGCGGAAGTGGCGGCATTATGGGAAGAACGCCACAACGTGCCATTCGTCAAACGAGACCGCTATATCCTACCGCTGTATTACGAGGGTGAGTTCAACACCGGCATCGAGGACGTAGCCGACCCGCACGAGAAAACCAACGTGCCGCAGGGCTTCGGCATTGAGCGCGTCGAGGGTGTGACCAAGCCCCCGCGCATTGACCTATGGAGTATGTTGGAGCAGGCGCTCGCCGAGCAAGAATGGTTCTTGGAAGTCCAGCCGGAAATAGACAACATCAAGCGTGTGGTAAAGTCCAAGGAATACGTTGCCCAAGCCGGGCAATCGGTGTCGACTTGGTGGACCGCTTATCTGGATATTGTTGCGCGTCATGGCATCTCGGCTGGTGCGGCGGCATCGCGGCGTAGTATGCCGGGAGTCCATCAGTTTCTAAAGGGCGCCCGCAACAACATGACGACCGGCGTGCTAGGGCTTCGCCCATCGACTATCCTTGTCCAGCCGTTGGCGCTATTTCAAACCTTAGCTTATATGAGCGCGGAGTATGGACCGGCAACAGCGGGCGAAGCATTGTCCGAGTTCGCTAAAACCTGGGTGTCGACAAGTCACTTCAACAAAATAGTCGAAGCCTCTCACTCCCTGCAAATGCGGGCTGGCGGCGAAGTCGCCTTGGCTGAGTTGCTGCAAGATTCACCCGCCACTACCAGACTCAACAAGTTCAAACGGGCGGCGATGAAGTTAATACAAAAGCCGGACATGCGAACCACCGCCGGCACGCAACAAGCAATCGAGAACATTCTCAATAAACGCGGCGTTGAAAACGCTCACCTAGAAGCTGAAACCGTTACCTTGATGGTAGCCGCAAGTTCCGATGTGGCATCCCGACCGCTGATATTCTCCCGCGGCGAGACGGCGAAAACCTTCCTGACGTTCCAGACATTTATGGTCAACAGCTTTGGCTTAACAACTTACGATATTGTCAAACGTGGTGTCATTGACGGCACGGCGAAGAAGAAGATAGGCGCATTGATAGCCGTTGGCTTTCTCATTGCCGGTAGAGCGTCGGATAATGAAGTAAGAGAGTTTCTTTACGAGCTAACATTCAGGCGTAACCGTCAGGAAAACCGCTGGCCGGGTTGGGTGAAAGCCATATTCGGGCTGGCATCCGACGTGCCATTCTTCGGCAATGTCTTTAATATAGTGGCCGCTCACGGCGGCAGTTCGGAGATACCAATTCAGAAGATGCTAAACGACACCATCCGGGACAGCATCGGCGCGTTGGGCGCCTATACCAAGGCGCCGGGTACCCAGGAGTTATCGGCAGAGGAAAAGCGGCGTAAGCTGGCACAAGCGGCATTCCAAGCCGTCAAGGTAGGTGCGGTTATTGGCAAGGGTATTCCCGGCACGGCATTCGGACTCGATACTCTTGAGGGTGTTATGTTTCCCGCTAAGGAAAAGAGCGGCAGAGGGGAAAGAAGACGATGAAAAAACTCCTACTCCTACTATTCCTGCTTATCGCCTCCCCGGCGTTTGCCACCTACTACACGCGCACCGACTGCGGCACGGTGGTCGGACCGGAAGAGGGTGATGTCTGCACGCAAACCACAACGGTCAGCGGGCGCACCTCGGGGCACCTTTACATTTACCGCTCGGCGGCATGGGTGGACGTGGACACCAGCGGCTCAGGCTCTCCAACGACGGCGACTTATCTTACTCAGACCCCCGACGCCGGGCTAGACAATGAACAGGCCATGTCTACCCTAGCCACCGGCATCGTCAAGAACCAGACCGGCACCGGCGTCCAGTCCATTGCCGCAGCGGGCACCGACTATGTGGCACCGACCGGCTCAGGCGCCGGGCTGACCGCCTTAAACGCTTCACAACTTACCACCGGCACGGCAGCGGCAGCGCGGCTAGGCTCGGGTACACCGGACGCCACCAATTACCTACGCGGTGACAATACCTGGCAAGCCATTACCACAGTGCCGGCATTGTCGGCTAATGGCGTCAACTGCTCGGCTGGAAGTGCGCCTCTTGGGGTGGATGCGGCGGGCGCAGTGGAGGGCTGTTTCGACGTAACGACTCAGACCGAAATGAATACGCATACCGCGCTTACCGGCACCGGGGCGCATGGGGCGACGACCACCAACACGGCAAGCCAGATAGTCGCCAGGGATGGCAGCGGTAACTTTGCCGCCGGCACCATCACGGCGGCGCTGACTGGCAATGTCACCGGCAACGTAAGCGGCAATGCGGCGACGGCTACCACCTCAAGCGCACTGGCAGCGGCGGGATGGATACCTCCGCTTGTTACCGTGGCTACGCTTCCGGTTACGCCAGTGGACGGCCAAGAAGTGACCGTCACCGATGCGCTGGCGACGACCGATTGCGAAGTAGGCGGGGGCACTTACCGCAATCGCTGCGTGTGGAATCAGGGCGGTGGGACATGGGACTTGGCGCTATCGGGCGTAAGTGGCGCAACGACACCGACCCTCGAAACCGTAATGACGGCGGGCAACACCACCACCAAATGCACCGAAGCCGACCCTTGTGAGTTTGGTAATGGAACGGTGGCAATTAAAATCTATGTTACCGACGCTAACCAGATGGTGATAGAGCCGAGTGTTGCGGCTGACCGTTACTTCACTTGCATGACCAACCAAGTCTGCGGGTTTTACGATACCGAAGGAGCGGCGGCGATACTGACCATTGACCCCGACGCGGCATCACAGTTAGGTAAGTACACTTTCGGCACCGCCTACAAGCCGACCAAGACCGTAGACTTCCCGGCGGCATCACTGACCACGGACACAGCGCAATGCGCATCACCGGCGCTGGCAACCATCAATAGCGGCGCTCCAAGGTACACCATCATCTGCACTGATAACGATGCGTCCAGCATCTACGGCGAAGCCGTCATGCCTAAGTCATGGGACGGCGGCACCGTGACCTTCGCGCACCGCTACGTCCAGACAGCGGCGGATACCGGCGTGTTAAACGGCGACATAGCGGCATCGTGCAGACTGGCAGCGGCTACCATCAACAACACTTGGGGAACCGAGATAGCGATAGACGATGCGGCGGTGACGGGTAGCAACGCCATCGACATCACCACCAGCGCAGCCGTCACACCTAACGGCACTTGCACGGCGGGCACATCAAGACTGTTGCAATTTCGCTATCAGCTTGACGCGGCAGGCACTACAACGGCGGTGGCTACGCTGCACCACCTTGGGTTTACGATGGAATACAGCGTCACCAGCTTGAGCGACTAATGAAACCTATACTTGCCGCACTTCTATCGTTATTGCTCGCTTGTCCTGCGTATGCCTTTCGCTTCGAGGTCGGCATGTACAGCGGCAGCGGCGCTGACGACCGCAACATCTCCACGGTGGCGTCGTTTGCCATATCCGCCTTGATGATAAAATGCGACGGCGCGACACACGCAACGATGAAAACGTCGTCCATAGCGGGCGATGGAGCAGATGATTTAGGGGGTGGTGGTGGCATCACCACTAATAAGATTCAGTCTATTGGCACCGGCACGTTCCAAGTCGGGACAAGCACCACAACCAATGTCAGCGGCACCGACAATTGCTTTTACGTTGCTTGGGGCGCCGATGCCAACAACGATCTGGCGGTGGGAACTTACGTTGGCGACGGTATAGACACCCGCGATATTGTCATCAGTCCGGCATTTCAACCGGGCGCGGTTATAATTTTAAGTGAGTCCGATAATGCAAATACATGGCGTGTTAGCGCCATGTCAGGTGAGGGTGATTCATCGCTCCGTTTTGCCGCATCGCCAACTGCTGCTAATTTAATTCAAGCACTTAACGCCGACGGCTTCGAGATAGGCACCGATGTTATTGTCAACGACGCCACGGGCGGCACCGTCGATTATTATCCGCTGTCCGTCAAGGATGTTACCAATTACACGGCATCGGGAACTTATACCGCCGGGGGATCACCCTCCGATGGGCTTGAAATCACGGTCGGTTTTCAACCTGACCTCGTTATTGTCAAAAGCGACACCAACGCTGGCGTAGGCATCTTCCGCACTTCCGCCATGACCGGCGATTTCGCTTGTCCTATAACCAACGTCGCGTGCAATACAAATTTCATCCAAAGTTTCACGGCCACCGGATTCACTATCGGCACCAGCGCCAGCGTGCAAAGCGCGGGTGTCAAATACTGGTGGTACGCAATCAAGACTCCAGTATATTCAACGGCGCGACCTGTATCGCCAATAATGTTCCAGTAGTGAGGTAACTATGAAACTACTTGCAATTCTCTTTGTGCTACTTGCCAGCCAAGCCGAGGCGGCAACTTACTGGATTTCACGCTCCGGCAACGACGCCAATGCGTGCTTCGCCTCAGTTGCCAAGCCGACCGTAGCGACTCAGGCGAAAAGGTCTATCGCCGCCGGAATTGGGTGTCTTGCCGGTGGCGATACTCTCATGGTCGAAGAAGGCACATACACCGAAGTGGTTACGGTCGGATCGGTCCAAGTTGTGATGTCGGGAAGTGCAATTCCATCCGGCCCATCTACATCGCAAAAAACCACTATTAGGTGTGAAAACCTATACCCTTTGGCAGCGGCAACGCAGACCCATCCCGGTTGCGTGATTCGACCTGTCGCCGGTGGAGATTATATTGTTTATTTTTCAGGCGTGACTCGATCCAACATAGTCTTTGATTCATTCAAAATTGACAACACTGTCAACATTGCTACGCAATCCCATGTTTCGAGAATCACTGGCGCGACCTGCACCAACTGCGAATGGCGCAATTTTACAGCCGTCAATACGGGCAGCATGACAAATGGCGGTAGCGCGTTTACGTCAAGCAGTGACAGTGCTTTTTGTGATAATGCCGTTATAGAAGGCTGGTGGATTAGTAGTTGGGAAGAATTTGGTGGCGATGGGGCTGGCACTCACGGCATCTACAGCCATTGCAATAACGCCACAATTCGCGGGAATCGAATAGAAAACGTTCATGGACTAGGCATACAATACTATAGTTCTACTGGTGTCGTATTTTCAGGTGGGTTAATCGAAAACAATTTTGTAAAAAGTGTTGGGCGTCGAGGGATATATGTTGGGAACAGCAACACTGGTGGCGCGATTGTTCAACGAAATATTGTTGTCGATGCTGGCAACTCCACTGAAAATCCCGGCATAACAACTGCGAGCGATCCAACGGGGGCAGGAATTAGCGTATCTAGTTCCTTCAAGGTCTATAACAATGTTGTTGTAAACAACCGGCATTCTGGAATTTATTGTGGCAGTTGCACAAATACTAAAAACAATATTGCCCTAGGCAACGCATCAGGAGCCGGGTCACAAATTACAACTCCGGGTGCGACAAATCTTGTAACCGGCACACAAACTAATATCTTTGTTGATCCAACAGGTTACGACTTCAACTTAAAAGAAGGCAGTGTCGCCATAGATGGCGGCACCCCCATCGCTGGGCTAACCTATGTTGGTGCAAACCCCGACCAGGGGGCTTACGAGGCGTGCGTGCGCAACAAAGCCGTCGTCGAGAACGACGAGCCGACGCATTATCACATTGCCTACGATTGCCCCGTCCAATCGACGAAAAACGGCGTGACGTTGCAAACACCGACCGTGGGGAATTGGGCTATTGTTGTGGCCGGCGTATCCAAGACTCTAGGCAACGGCGGGCTGGTCAGCGCGGCTATCAGTGGTCTATCGACCGTCGAAGTGGTCTTGGCTTCAGCCGTCACCAACGGGCAAAGCCTAACCGACGCCATGACGCGCTCGGCAAGTCCTACCCTGACCGATAGCTTCGCCATCGGCGGGGTATATGCCAAGGTGCGTACTTACGCAGCGTCAAGCGGCACAAACAACGTGGGGGCTGGGGTGAGTCATGCAGTGGTGCAGTCCCGCTATCAGTTTTTCAAGCTACGAGGCGCGGCTAATACGGTGGTCACGCAATGCGCTACCTGCGCCGAGAACGTGCCCATCACCCTGCCACCGGGCGCGGCATTCCGCTTGCGCATCAAGTTTCGCAGCGACGATACCGTTGGCAGCGTCTATAACCTGCGGTATGCGAAAGACGGCGGCGCCTACACGCTGACACCGGACGCCTTCGGTGCTGACTTCATCTCATGGCACGGCATCACCGCAGACACCGACATTGTGGCAGCAGGCACGGCGACCACGGAAATACTCACCAGCGACGAGGCAAGCGATACCGCTTGTGCCGTGATACGCACTAGCAGCGACTATCCAAGCATCGCCTTAAACAACTCCGAGACGGAATGTGAGTATGTGCTGAAGATAAGCACCTCGGCTCCGGTTGGCACGACCTATGACTTTAGGGTATACGACGGGAGCGGGGCGGCTATCGACACCTACACCAACACACCACGGCTGACCGTCGGCCCATACACCATGATGGAGTCGTGAACGGAATGTAATGCCGCTCTGTTAGAGCGTTTCGACAAAGCACTCAAGCTGATATGCGCCAGTCTTGTGACTACGACTGCCAACAGAGCGGCTTGCGCCAAGGTAATGACACCGTAGACAATGGCTGAAGCAATGCACACAGACGGCGTGGAAATATCCGCTTTAGGCGGTACTCTGCGCATGTTTGGCGGCAATGCGCTATTCTTCTTTTTGCTGTTACTGCTTGGACTCAACATCGCCCTGACAGTTTGGGAGCACACGCAGAGAAGTACCGAACACGACCATATTATGTGTGCGAGCAAACTCAGCATTTACATTTACACGACGCCGAAGGGGGCGCCTATCGATTGGGATAGACTGCCCGTCGATACGTTCGGTTGTATTCCTAAGTTCTTATTCGACCGGCCTGCTTTGCCGAGAGGTGGATGATGTTTAGCTTATTTGCCGCTGAAATAGGGACCAGCCCGGAACCCGTAATTAACGCTGTGTTAGCGGCGCTCGAAGCGCAGCGCAGTGCGTTTCTGACCAACTGGCTGCTGGTGACGCTGATAGTCGTTGCAGCCATGGTTGCGGTAGGTGTCGGATTTGTCATGGCCGCAGTCAACCAGATACGCGAGCACACCAACGGAATGCACACGGCGCTGGTGGACGCAACTCGCAAGCTCGCGCTTATCGAAGGTGAGGTAAAGGGCAGGGCGGAACAAAAGACAGCGGATACAGCAGAGGCAAAAATAGAGGAAGGAATTCTTGAGGGAACTCTCCAAATGAAAGGGGCAAAGTGATGGGTGCAATTCTAGGTTTTCTAATTTGGCTGGCGATTGCCGCCATCGTTATTTACGTTGTGATATGGGCTATCAGTACCATCGTCGGACCACCGGCCAAGGTCGTGCAGTTGCTCTACGTCATCGGCGTGCTGCTCTTGCTGTACTATTGTGTGATGTACTTCCCGGCTGGCTCGTTGCCAGGCTTTCCACCGAGGTAGGATGCCTCTCACAGCAGACGCCTCGCCCTTCGGGCTTGTGGCAAGCGACCGACACCACTCCATTTGCCATGAGATCCCGGGTTGTTGTGCGGGGGGACCATGTACGGGGGGTATTAGGGGGGTAATTCTTGAACGCTGTCAAGTATTTTGTTGGGTAGTACCTCCCAAAAGGAAAGTAAGTATCTAAAAGATACCATGCCTCTCACCGACCAGCTTTATTACACTGTAGTCGGCTACTGGTATCTTTATTTCGATACTCACATGGCGCTTATCGTGCTATTGTTTGTCGTGGTGGTGGTGGTCTTTGTGGTGATGCTCTGTCGCATGGCGCGAAGGGAAGCCGATGACTAAACCCTGGCTTGAAAACCTGCTCCTTCTAGCGGCGCTGCTTATCATCGTGGCGTTTTTGCCGGGCTGCACCGGCATGTTGATAGGCAACGCGTTAGGGCAAGGGCAGTCGCTGACACCGGAGCAGGTGGCCGAGTTCCGCAAGCAAAACCAAAAGGTCTATTCGTGTACGCAGGTGTCAGGTCCCCCGCCTTCAGGCATGGCTATATGGCTTGTCTTGCCGGCGGAGAGTCCGTTTAACCCAAAGTTTGCCGATGGGTGCCGGCTAGTCCAATGACCCTCTTCGACCGTGCCTTCGAGATAGTCATCGGCCACGAGGGCAGTCTAAGCAACAATTCCGTCGACCCCGGCGGACTCACCAAGTACGGCATCAGCCAGCGCAGCTACCCCGACGAGGACATTGCCGGGCTTACCCTGGACAGGGCCAAAGACCTCTTTTATGTGGATTACTGGCTACCCTTGCAGGCATTCGAGCTACCCGACGACATCGCCATTATGCTATTCGATATGGCCGTCAATATGGGCCGTGGAAACGCCGTGGTTTGCCTACAGCGTGCGGTAGGGGTGAAAGACGATGGTTTGCTTGGGCCCGTCACCAGGGCTGCGTTAAAAGCCAAATACGGCCCGCAGCTATTGGAGGAAGTCACCGTCGAGCGGGTGATGTACTACACCAGTCTTGAGACTTTCAAAACCTTTGGCTTGGGCTGGGTGCGTCGGTCAATCCGGCTGCTCGGGCAGCTTACTTCCTAATCGACTCCCAAAACTCGTCAAACATACCCGGACGTAACAACCAAGTCTCGACTCCACACAGACTAAACATATCCAGCCAGGCGTTTTGCTCCAGCGTCACCTTGCCTGTCTCGGTCTTGACTTCTATGGCAAGGATACGCTTCTTTCCTGGGTGCAGGGCTATCAAGTCGGGGAAACCCTTAGTCGACCGCCGGCTGTCATAGGTATGGTAGGACTCAAACCCGGCTACCCGCAGGGCTTGCTGGACTCTGCCTTGAAATAGCCGCTCCGTCATTCCAGGTATGCGTTGCTTCATTCGTAAGCCCCTCTACCCCTCTGTCTGATGCTCACACCCTTGGCCTTCTCGCTTTGCCGCTTACGCGGTCTGCCATGCCTGTTACTGACATGGTGCTTGGTGGGTCGGTGCTCGGCCCAATGGTGTGTGTCGGTTATCCCGGCATCAATCCTGTCATGGATAAGCATGTGCAAGGCAAGACTCGACACCGGGTAGATACGGCACCCATGCGGGCATAGGGCGGCTTTGAGGGTTATGCCGCAGACCAGTAACTTACCAGGGGATGTCATCTTCTTTGCCCTCAGCATCACCATCACTGACGGGACCGGCTTCGATCGGGGTTTCCAGTTTGCCGTTACTGAAAGCTATCATCACCGTATTGACCAGGGCGGCTCTGGCATTGGACCGCTCACAGATATGCTCGCCTTGGTCGTCAGGCTCCAGCAAGCAAGCCAGCTCATGGGCGGCTCTGCACACTAAAGACCAGTCGGACCAGGGAATTTTACCGTTGTGTTGTTGTTTAAGCTGGTTGAATGCCGCTTCGACGGAGGGTGTCTGTGCCGGTGGCGCCGGCGGTGGTGCGGCTGGCGCCGGCCCAATGATCTCGGCGTCCTTGAATACCCTACCGTCCTTGCCTTGAGTCTCGGTGATATTGACCGAGAAACTCTGTCCTTTTTGCGGCTTGAAATCGCAGTATAAATTCAGCCATTCCGACCAGCCGACCGGCTTGACTCCCCATTTCTTACGACCCTTCCACTCGCGTGCTTCTTTGGTAACGGCGTCTACTTGAATTATCGGCATGACTTCCTCCTTATGGTATGTGGTTAAAATGCGTAAATTTTGCCCGTTCTGTAGCTTCGGCAGACCGTCCAGCTTCAAAATAGTCCTTTGCACACTCATATTTCACCTTCGCCCGTAACTCCGCACCCTTGGCGAGTGCCAGGTTACGGCAATAGTCTTGATATTCCTTGGCCCCTCTAGCGAGTCTTTCCAGCTTGGACTCGCTCATGTTGCCGTCATCCAGGTCATTCATCAATGCGGCCAGGACATTCTTCTTTGCGTCGTCAAGCTGCATCCAAGTGGCATGTAACTCAGCCCATGACTCGCCTAACTTTTCGGCGGCTATGATGCGCCGCTCCAACAGGCTCAGGTTACTCATTTTGTGACTTCTTCTGCAAAATAGAGTCGCGTCGTTGTTGTAATTCTCCGATCAATTCGGTCAATTCTCTAGCAATTTGTGCGGAGATGGTACGCATACTAGAGACACGGGTAAGGTCTTCAGAGAATCTCAAGTGGCTATCTCTCAGTAAACGAATACGTCCAAATACAAAATCCAAGTCACTCAATGAGTCGCTTAAGGATGAAATAGACTGTCGTTCGATAGTAAGAATGTCTTTCTTACTTGAGGCGATTCTGAGTTGAGATTTAAGTTTTGCCATTGTGTCAAGAATATCAGCCACTTCTCTTTTGAGAGTGTTTTGGCGATTACATAACCTCACATATTCCAATTGAGGGAGTCTGCCACTTGTTCTAATCTTGTTCGTGACCTCTCCTAGATCACGCTCAAGTTTGAGCTTGGCTGTTTGCCATTCGGCGATCTTGTCTTTGATCTGATTGATTTCAACGACACGCTCAGCTTCACTCATTTTGTCCTCCCTACCACCGTTTCGGTCTCAAAAACCTCGATCCCCCCTATCTCATCTTCAAGCTGTTTTACCATGTTGGGGGTAACTACGGATATTTTATAAAAGGCATTCTCGACTGCCGCCTTGATGACACCCTCGGCGGGCTGGCAATAGTCGCGTTTGACCGCCCTGGCGTCCGTTATACGGTACGTCCAGCGTTTCCGGGTGGAAAGCCCCGCCACCTTGGGCAGCGTGCTAATTTGGGGCGTTATGCGCGTTGGGGCTACGGCTTCAGCCAGCTTGGCATCGGCATCATCGGCAAAGCCCAGGGCTTCTAGGGCTTCGGCATCGGCTAGGGCTGTGGCCTCCTTAATCCAACGGGCGGTACCTAGTAATTTATTTGTCTCTGCCCATGCCTCGGCATCCTTGGCTTGCTTGTAAGCCAGCGCCAGCGGCTCAACGATCCTCAAAGCCGCGGTAATGGGCTGAATATGGCTATCCCGCAGGGCTATGGCCGCTTTGTGGGAGTCATGGGCGGCTTGGATACTCGGCTTGTGGGCTTCGGTTATCTTGGCGATAAGGCGTTTACAGTGAACAATGAAGTGGCCCAGGGCGCTATAATCCTCGTCGGTGCGGGCCGCCGGTATCAGCTTGGCGTTGTCCAGCACGCTAATGGCTTGGTCGTATAGTTGCTCGCTCATTTCTCCCTCCGCTCGCTTTCAGCCAGCATGGCCTCGGCAACATCAAAACATCGCTTAGCTAAGTCTGTTGCATTCGTCCAATGGTCTGTATCAATCCAAGCATTTAGCGCCATGCCGGCAAACCATTCGAGCCTAGTTAAATCGGAAATAAGTTCATTCTTGCCCATTTTCTTTATCCCCCGTCGCTTCGCAATAGTCGCAAGGCGCTTTGCATGTGCCTTCGTCATGGGCTAGGCGTTTGGCTTCCCCTATCTTTTCATATTCGTAGTCGGTATCGCATTCATGCGGATATTCTTTCATTTCGCTTCCTTCCCTTGATAGTTGCGCGTTAATCTCCAGCCAGCAGCGATCGCAGCATTGGCTAGGTGCCCGGTAATAAGTCGGATGGTGATACCAGGCACCACAAAATTGACATGATATAGCGTCTTTCATCTTGCCTCCGTCCTTAGCAGACTGTCGCTTCGCTTCATTTGCCGGCGCGCAACTCGGCCAGCTTGCGGGTAATGTCCATGCTCAATCGACGCAGTTTACCGCTATTCTTGGTGCCGGAAATAAGATAGTCGTAGTCGCCCATATCGGCTATTGTTGCCGATGCCGATGTCTTAAAATTCGCCATTAACGTGATGAGTTCAAGGATGGTTTTCTTTGTCATTTCACCCCTCATACCAGCGCGCTGATAAGCACCCAGACCAAAGCCCAAAACATCAGGCAAAACGCCAGCCCGATAAGTGGTCCTAGTGGCGAGCCTCTTTCAATCTTCATCGCGTGCCCTCCCTTTTCCTACGCCTAGCGCGAAATGTAATTGCCTAATCAATTCGTCTAAGCCTAGCGCCAAGACAAACGGCAGCTTATCGCGCTTTTCCCATTCGATGATGGTATTGCGGGCGACAAAGCAAAACCTAGCGAATTGGCTTTGGTTGATGCCCAAGGCTTTGCGCTCATGGCGGAGATCGGCGCCTGACTTAATCATTATCATTCACCACTTTGCCGAAAGCGTATCCTTTACGGTAAGCCAGAAACAATTCATTAGTGTTACCATTCTGATAGATAGCTTCCTTTCCCCATAAATCCTTAGGTTCTTTGTCAAGGCGGCAGTAGGGGAAGTCGCGTTCAAATTGTTCTAACAAGTCGTAATGTTCTTTTGTTTTTATCATCGTTTCACCTGTAGGGACTGCTCAATCATGCGTGTCACCACGGCATCGACTTTGGCAACGTTGTAAACGCTGCATGAGCCTATGCCGATTATAACGAGGATTATTGCCAGTATGGCGTCTAAGTCTTTCATGGTTTTGCTTCCTTCCTCTTGAGTTAGTTTAATGCCCGCCCGTATCGCCAGCGGGCGTGGTAAGTTGCCAGACTCACGGCGCTTGCCCTTAGAAAGGGCGAAGGGCAAGGCTAGACTTTTTCGACCTCGCTTTTGTTTTCTGCTTTGAAATCCCGATCCGCAAAGACAAAGACATAACCGCGTGCTGTACCGCCGGCGACTAGCTTACCCTTCCAATTCAACTTGGCGCATAGTGCCAACGCTGCTTTGTGGTGCATTTCAAGCGAGTCTAGGTCGCTGTCCCATGACAGCGTGATAGAGTTGTGGCCTTCGGCAGTGGCCTTGCAGCGCGATCCGCGTGTATTCGTTGGGCCGATGTAGCGCGTCTCGATGGCCTTGTAGGCCCATAGTGTGTCTTTCATGTTATCCCCTTCTCTTTCTCCCATGTTTGGCAACATGGAGGTTAAGCACGCCTAATCCGATCAATGGGCAACTCTCATAAGAGTTGCCGATGATGGGACTATAGATGTTTAAACGCAGGCGTTAACTCGCCATTGTCAAGGACTGCAACGCGAGCCGGACCATCAATGCGACCATCGCTGTTGGCGAAAACGTGATAGCCTTTCTCAAGTAACATGACGACCTCAGAGTAGGGGAGGTTTTTCTTAACTTGACTCGGTTGGAAAAAAGCCGGAATTTTGACTATTTCCTTTTCGCCGTTAGCCCACTCAATTTCATATTTGACCATCTTAGTTTTCATTTTCCCCTTCCATTCTCCCGCTTGGCAGCGGGTGTTGCGAACGTTGATGTTAGTCGCGAAACTGCTTCATGGCGTTGATATAGGCTTCCTCAGCCTCATCAGCCGCTAATTGCGCCAGGTGGTATATCTTGCGCCCGCGGAGAAACTCATCATCATCAATGACCCGTCCGCGGTATGCTACCTGCACTGCGCTAAAGGCCTGAGATGCCAGGCGGAATACATAAAGAGAATCCTCGTAAGCTTCCTGGACTAAATCTTCCTCAGATAGTTTTTTGTTTTTCATTTTCATTCCCTCCTGCACGTTGATGGTTAGTCGACAATTACCCAAAAGCGCCAGCTATCGCCGTAGGTCATGAGCTGTGCTGTCTTTGGTCCTTGGTCCCCATCGAATGTCTGTAAGCTATCGGCAACTACACTCGCGTGAATAGGCTGTAGGTATTGAGGCTCTGTGATATTCACTTGAGCGATCTGGTGATACCTGCCGCCGTATATTTCTCGTAGATGGTTGATGGTTTTCATTTTCATTCCCCTTTGCACTCCCATTAAAGCAGGACTCATGCCAGATAACAGCGCAATGCTAAATGCTCAATAACACTACATTCCCCTATGAGTCAAGGAAAAAGAATTCAGGCAATACTGCCATATTTATTTACACTACCTATAACTTGATACTCTAAGTAGTTGAATTTATTACAGTGGGCAATAATGCCTTGTTTTCTCAGAAATGCCCGATGGGATAACGCTTGACAAACTCTACTTAATTCAATAGTAGTGGCGTATGGAGCAATCCATAGTAGTACCTGAGGCAATGGAGCGTAGCTTGGAGCAATCTGGGCTACGCTTTGTTGTTTGTGGGACTATTCGGCAATCACGAGGCATGGATCGCGTCTCTCAGGTACTCCATAGCGCCATTGCCTACAGCGCCACTGGCGGGATAGCTGCTAATAACGTGATTGACCGGGCCAGCGCAATCGACCGACCGACCGACCGACGCTTTCACGATTCAATCTTGATCTAATCACATTGAATCAACTATGGCCTGCATCATAGAATGGATTGCAGGGTTACTCGGGGGGCTTAAGAGGATAGCGGAGGGAGTGAGGGAGTGAGAGCAGCGTCCCAACCTAAGGAGTACCTGTCTTTAAAATCTTAACTCATGGATGGTTCAGCAAGTCTCACATCACCTGCCTCAGTACCAGTAGAATCTTTAAACCTAATCAGAGAATTTAAGGCCATTGCTGAGTTCAAGGCCATTAAACCACGTCAAAGACGTTATTTACTGGCATATTGCGCTAGTGGCTCAATCACCGGATGTTCTAGGTTATGCAATATCCATTGGATGTTTCATTATCGATGGATACAAAAGTCTGAGGATTATAAACAAGCTTATAATAAAGCTCGTGAAATGTTTGCTGACTATGCTGAGGGTGACGTATTTACTAGGGCCTTTGTGGGGACTGAGCATACTATCACTAAGACAAGGGGAGATCAGGTAATTGTTGAGAAGGTGAATCGCAAAAGCGACGTATTAGCCATCTTCGCTCTCAAAGGTCTAAGACCTGAATATCGTGATGGTTTTAATATCACTACGATAGGTCCAGCACAGTTAGCTATCAGCTATCCCGGACAGTCACCTAGGGCAATAACACCCGATAATGGCCTTAGTAAGTTAGGTGAAGACCTCGAGGAAGCTAAGATAATAAACCCATCCAAAGTCTAATTCCCATAATTTAGAATAATAAAATAATACTCAGTGTTATGGCATGGATAGACCATCAGTGTCTGATAACACATAATCTGTAAACTTTACCATAATTGTACAACATGGACAGTATTGTACAGTGCGGGAGCGTGGAGCGTGGTGCTGGTAGTAGTGGTAGGGGGGGGTGCTTTTTCCCTACGAGGTGAGGGGTGGGACCCATTTTTTAGGGCCATACGCCTCCACGTTAAGGAGTAGGCTACCAATATCCCCGCTTTTAAAGTATCAAGGGACTCCATGCCTAAACTCCGTCACAAGATAGACCCCCGGCAGGCAAACCAGAAGGCAGAGATCAGCTTTATGGAGCAGCC